TAGGTTCTTCTTTAGATTCCTCTTTAGGAAGTTCAGCTTGTAATTGAGCAGTCCAAAAATTAGCTAATATATCTAAGTCAGATTTCTGTTCTCCAACTCTCATTAGTTTTTGATAGATACCTTTACCTTTGTTAGATAAAGTAGTTTCATCATATTCTTTTTGATTTAATGTAAACATTATTTACTCCTTAGTTTTAAGCAATTGTACTTACATCAAATGAATTGTCAACAGTCTCAACTACAGGTGTAGCTGTCCATGAAGCATACTTCTTGTTGAACATATCATCCCAATGGTCTTTGTCCATTAGAGTTAATAGTTCAGCTTGAGTATAACTACCAGGTGCTTTTGATGGTGACTCAATCTTTTCAGTTTTGTCAAATGTATGCGAATGATCATTTAAAGTATAACTATACTTACAGTTCCATTCAATTACATTACCATCAGCGTTCATTTTTGGTGTAGCTGATACCCATGCTTTTGTTGCGTCGTCTGCGTGTGCCATATTATTCTCCTTTTAAAGTTTTTATTTCTTGTTGTAGAGTTGTAACTGTAGCCGACAACTCTTGTACGGCTTTTATTAGTGGAATGACAAACATTTCACGAGAGGTATGTTGCATACCATCATCTCCCTCTTTCCACCCACTAAAGTCTTTATCATTATCAGTTGCGTGTTTATCTAAAGATTCTTTAACTTCTTGTGCTATAAAACCATGCATAATAACATCGGTGTCCATATTATTTTCTTCACTATAATCATTCCACTCTTTAGGAAATTCATTACTCGGCTTCCATTGAAAACGCACAGTTCTTAAATCATTAATAAAATCTAATCCTAATCCTTGATCGTATATATTTTGTTTTTTTCTAACATCAGAAGAACGAGACCAGTTAGCATCAGCATCAAAATCATTAGTTACAACATTACTTGTTTTACCAAAAGAAAAATCATTAGCTGCCGCTGTCATTTGAAAACCTATTGCAATACCAAAATCTTGGGCTGCATCAGCTACATCAGAACCAGAACCAATACAAATATTTGCACTACCACCAGTTATAACAGAACCAGCATCAAGACCGAGACCAACATTGTCTGTTCCACCTAGTACATTTGGTAAAGAGTTATATCCAACAGTAGTATTATCACCACCTGTAGTTACATCTGTAAGTGCTAGATATCCGATAGCAGTATTGTTATCTCCCGAAGTTAAAGCATCTAAAGTACCTTGTCCAATAGCTACGTTATATTCTCCTCCAGCAATAGGGCCACCTAGTGCATCTTCACCAATTCCAATATTTGCATTTTCTGTATCGTGACCATCACCAGCATCAGCACCTATAAATATACAATTATCAGCAGTTGTTAAATTTGTACCAGCCGTATCTCCAACACACACATTGTGAGTTCCAGATGTCATATCTTGACCAGCACCTTGCCCTATTAAAATATTTTGACCATTGGTCATATCTCCAAGTTGACCAGCACCACCACCAATACAAATATTTTGTGAACCGGTAGTTGTTACTTTCAAAGCCTGTTTACCTATGGCAATGTTATTTGATCCAGTCGTAAGTTCAAGACCTGCTTGGTATCCTACAAAAACATTTTCACCACCAGTATTTGTATCTTCACCAGCCTGTGTACCAATACAAATATTCTGAGTACCAGTTGTAATTGCTGTGCCAGCAGAATGTCCAATAGCCACACAATCATCAGCACTTGTCAAAGCATCTAAAGTATTATTACCAATAGCTACATTGTGTTCTCCGCCAGCAACTGCTCCACCAAGTGCATGACGACCAATTGCTATGTTATCATCTTCTGCATCACAACCATCATATGACTCTGCTCCTATTGCGATATTACTACCACCTGTTGTAATATCGTGACCAGCGTGTACTCCCATAAAGATGTTATTAGTTCCAGTTGTTACAGCGTTTCCAGCCTGTTTGCCAACCAAAACACAACTAGATCCTTCTGTAAGAGCTTCTCCGGCTTGAGAACCAATAATAACAGTCGACGCCGCCGTTGTTAAGGCAGTTCCTGCATTATAACCAATTGCAACATTGTTATCTCCTGTAGTCAAAGCATCTAAAGTATATGCACCAACTGCCACATTGTATTCACCACCAGCAATAGGCCCGCCTAATGCACCACTACCAACACCTGTATTGTATGATTCTGTGTCATGTCCATCACCAGCTTCACTACCTACAAAAGTAACATCAGTTCCTGTTGTACAAGCCAACCCAGCATTATATCCAATAAAAGTACCGTGATTTCCTGATGTTTTAGCACCACCAGCACTATATCCAACAGCAGTACAACTATCAGCTGAAGTCAAAGCATCTAAAGTATAGTTACCAACAGCTACGTTGTATTCTCCTCCAGCTACAGCTCCACCTAAAGCAGATTCACCAATACCCATATTATGAGATTCTGTATCAAAACCATCCCCAGCTTCATGTCCTATAAATACATGAGTGCTTCCAGTTGTAATAGATGCACCAGCGTTATAGCCAATAAGAGTTGATGTACCACCAGTGGTTACAGCAGTTCCAGCATTATAACCTACAGCCGTTACTCTATCAGCGGAAGTCAAAGCATCTAAAGAATTACTTCCGATGGCTATATTGAATTCTCCTCCTGCTACAGATCCAGATAAAGAATTATAGCCAATAGCTATGTTATCATTTTCAGTATCAGGCTCACCCATACTTGATCTACCTATTGATATGTTTCTATTACCTGTTGTGTTTTTCCCCAAAGCACCCATTCCAAAAGCAGTATTATGATCTCCTGTTGTAATTGCATCTAATGCATTAATTCCAAAAGCAGTATTTTGTGATGCAGAGTCATCTGTACCTGACACATCATGGGTGTAAATAGAACTATCAGCAGTATAGAAAGGAATACCTGCAACATTTGTTGCTGTTCCTGCCACACCTAATGTACCTATAAATGAACTACCAGATTCAGCAGTCAATGTGTTAGCTGTGATTACAAAGTCTTTTGCACCTGCTACATAGATATCAATAGTATCGTCAGTAGGAGCTTCGATATATGTATCGCCATCGTCATCAAGGATTATTTTCCCACCAAACGCAGCAGTATCTATACCAATTTCAACTTTTGTAGGAGTACCAGAAGCCAAAGTAATACCTGTCATATTGATAGTTTGTAAACTTGATCCGTGTGAAGTAGACGCAATTGTCCCTTCGACTACATTAGCACCTCCATCAGTTACTCTGATCTTTCTACCTGCAAAGTAAATTGCAGATAAATCAGAAGCTGATGCAACGGTTAATGAATCGGCATCAACACGTGCAATTGTGTACGTACCATCGCCATCTCCATATTCAAAGTATCCATCTCCGAGTTGTTCGTACATATCTCGCATATGTCCCATTAATTCTCTTGCAGCATTATTGACATTACTCGGTGCCATATTTTCTGCAAAGTTCACCGTCATATTGGCAGTATTACTACCTGCAGTTGAACTAAATTTTCCTACGCCTGTTCCAGCCATTTTGTTTTCCTCCTAGTTAAATTCCTTAATTATTATTATTTGTTATTAATCCTGGTGTTTGTCCTGCGACAAATGGTGTTGTTCCTCTAGTTATTCGACCAGGCAAACCTAAAGCACCTCTAATTCCTTGCATTATTCCTGGTGCATATCCAACTCCAGCATAAAATGCTGGATTTATTAATTGTTTTATATCTAATCCACCAGTAGCACCCATTGAACCAAGTAATCTTGATGCAGTTCCACTATCAGGTGTAAAATTACCTAAAACATCTTCTCCTGTTCTTGCAAGATTTAACATTAAATTTTTACCTCTTGCTGTTGCTGATTTATTAAATGAACGATCTACCATTTTTATGCCTTGTAAAAATTGTGCAGTAGAAAATATACCTTCATTTTTAAAAGCTGATTTTACAGCATAATCTATTGGTCTTAGTTGTGCAAAAGCTAAATTTACTTTTGCTAAAGCATTGTTAGGATTATATTCTGTTATTGTTGTTTTAAATACGTTTCTAACATCTGAAAAAGCATCTCCAATATAACTTTCAACTCCAGAAGATCTATGAAATCTTTGCATATCTGAAAATAAATCAGTTTCTATTTTTTTTAAAGTATCGCCAGATAAAAAACGTATTCCATTTTTATCAGTTTTAATTTGATTGGTAATGTTTTTTGTAATTCTTTTTACAACTATGTCATAAGCATCATCTGTCAAACCTGCGTTTTTTACTGTATCAAATATTCTAGTTTCTAAAGTATCTAAACCTGAACTTGACAATTTCATTTTTGATAAAACTTTACTATATTCTTTACTTACTAAATTAGCAACTGCATCATACGCTTCGTTTCCATAAAGACTTTTAATTTCTTTTTTTATTTTTCCAGCAGCGTCAGTTTTATTTCTAAAAAAATTTATAATTGTTTTAGTTACTCCTTTTTTTGCTGTAGAGTTTGTAATTGGTTCTATAGCCTCTAACATAGCTTTTTTGTTAAATTCAGCCAAAGCTCTAGTTTTTGCTTCAGTTATAAAAGCACCTCCTCCAGGTATAGAGGTAGAAGCAGTTTCCATTCCACCAATTAATTGACCTAAAATGCTTCCTCCTTTTCCTCGTACTGCAGCACCTGGTGTAACTGGTATGCCTTTTTTAATTAATTCCATAGCTGAAGCTGTAGCTTTAGGTAATATCATAGTAGCAGCACCAGATAAAACACCACCTGCAGCACCACCTATAGCAGCACCTGTTAATCTTCCTTCTACACCTTCTCCTGTTCCTGCACCATACAATGCACCTTGACCAGCACCCACTGCAGCAGAACGACCTGTAGAACTTAGTAAAGTAGGAGCTGCTCTACTTACTGCTCCAGCAGCTTTAGCACCTGTAGTTAAAGCTCTTACTGCTAATCCTCCACCTAAAGCAGAACCAATGCCACCTGCAATTTCTCCGCCATAAGCTAATAAAGGGTTAGTTTTTCTAAAACTATCAATTTCGTTTCTAATTTTTTCTACTTCTTGTTTATACGATGTTCCTTTTATTTTTGACATAAACAATGCTTCTATTTCATCACCAAAACCAAAACTTAATCCTTGTCCTACTGCTCTTGTAGTTCCTTCTACCCTACCAACATCTTCTATATTTAATTGCGTTTCTGCTAATTTTTGGTCACGCCTTTTTAGCATTTCATCTACTGTAATTTCAGTCATATTTGTCCTTTATTCAAAATATTCTATCCATTTTTTGTTATATTCTTCTATTTGTTGTGGAGTTAAATCTGCAGGATTTACTCTTAAAATTTGGTCTTTAGTCATAGTGCTAATTGAATCTACGTCTAAACGCAACAATGCGTTTGCGTCAAAAAACTCCTTTTGTGCATCTGTTAGTTTAAATCCTTTTTTAACTTTATAACCTGAAAAACCAGAAACTTCATTATTGTAAACTTCTAAATTTTGTTCATACATTCTATGCTTGTCAGCTAAAATGTTAGAAATTAATGCTGTAGCAACTTCTTTGTTAGTAAAAGCTGAAGCAGGATCACCACCTAATGCTAACATAATTCTAATAGCATCTTGCTCTGTCATTACACCACCACCAACTACTTCTAATCTGTTGGCTCCAATTAAACCTTGAAAAGTTCCTGCTTGTAATCTTTGCATAAACTCTTCAGTAGTTAATCCATTTTCTGTAAAAATAGTTTTAAAAGTAGATTGTAATTGGTTAAGAATTTTTTCTGCACCTTGTGGTAAATTTTCATTTCTTGAAATAAACTGTGCTAATTTTTCAAGTTGCACTTCTGATTTTTCTACCTCTGTTTTAATAGTTAAAAATTGTGGAAGTGTTAATTGAGATCGTGCTAAATTACCAACAGTAGATATTACGGCTTGTGTACCAGCTCCAAACATTTCATTAGAGTATGAAATTTCACTACCATCATCTAATTGTACTAAAACTTTACCATCTTGTGTGTCAAAAGCATTATATTTTTTATTTGTAGTGGGATCAGTTACGATATAACGAAAATCTCTTCTACTTGCATCTGAAGTTCCAAATCGTGACGCATCTTTTGGTATTAAATGAGAATTATTTTTAATATCCAATGGACTTGCATAAACCAATGAATCAGTATTTATATTGTAAGCCTCCATTAAATTATCTCCAAACAATTCATCTCCAAAGCTAGAAACAACAGACCCTAAATCTACCTTAGCTAAATCAGCAAATTCAAGACTTTGTGGATCAAAATTGGGATCTTGTAATAATTCTTTAAAGTTCTTTATGTCATCCCTTTCTTTTCTAGTAAGTTCCATTGTTTCTTTTTCAAATTCTTGTGTCTCTTTTTTATATTCTCTATCTTCAAATGTTTCTTGTATATCAAATGCTTGTAGGGGTCCTTGCATCAAAGCTTGTCCAACAGGAACACCCTGCAAGATTAAAGAACCTGCGTGTGCCATTGGATTTGTAAAATATCCTTTAAAATTTTCTGCAGGGGCTAAAAATCCACCTGGTTGTCTTGCAGTAGTATAAGATGCCATTGGATTTGATAAAAAACCTTTTATTCCGTTTGCCATATATATCTCCTAAGTTAAAAATCCTAATGCACCTAAACCTGCACCTATAGCAGGTCCATATCCACCCAAAAATGAAGCTGGTGCAGCAGCACCCATCAATCCACCTCCAAAAGCACTTGCTAAAGTGCCAGGTTGATTACTTGGTGCAGTAGCGTATTGTGTTGGAAATCCACTACCTATAGGTGAAACTAATCCAGCATACTGAGATAGTGCTTGTCCTGGAGCTTGTTGTCCAAATTGGAATCTTGCGATTTGATCTTGTAATTGTCTTTGTGCTAAGTTTTCATAAGCACCACCAACACCGCTTAACTGTCCAATACCTCCAAAACGTCTTGCATCCATTTGTTGTTGTAGTGATGGAAGTTGTCCAGCAGCAGCTAATTGCCTTGTTCTTTCTTGTTGGCTTAATTGTGAAGCAATCGGTGCGTAGGCTTGAGTTATTCCCCTAGCAGCAGCTTGTTGTGCTTGAGGGCTTGTTCCAGTTCTTCCCATACCACCAAATTGTGTAGCAACATTACCCATAACATCAGATGTAATGCCTTCTCGTATGCCTTGTAAGTATTGATTCTGTCCAGCACCACCAGCGAAACCGCCAATCGTAGATGCTGCTTGATTCATTAATTGCGATGGTCCAGCTTGTTCTAGTGCTGCCGCTTGTCCTAAATCTAATGCAGATTGAGTTTGTGTTGCAAACGGTACTACGGTACTGCCTGGATAAAATTGTCTACCTATACCACTTCTATAAATGTTTTGAGCTTCGCCCAGTATGTCCTTTAAAAAAGGCTCTGCTGGTGCGTATGGCTCAGTTCTTTGGGTGGTAGTTTGATCTCCTCCGCCACTTGACATACTTATTCCTCCAATTTCTTTTCTAGTAAATAATGGGTCATTTTATACCCCTTTTGTTTTAATAATTTCGACCATCCTGGTCTGGCATAAGTTTCACAGTGCGTACACTTGTTATCTTTAGCCCATTTTTCAATATCGTGCAATCTATCTTGCCAAAGTTTTCTTTGTTTTCCTGTACAGATAAATATATTTGCAACCTTTGAATTAGGTCTTATGATAATACGAGTTACCACAACGCCTCTTAATTTATCTTCAGCATCTTCATCCCATACTAACCATAACTGGTTATCGCCACTCAAGCACGCATCATTAATATCAGATGTATTAAAGTGATTTCCAGAATGCTTTAAAGCCTTTGTGATGGCATCATCAACTAAAGACCAGACTGTTTCAATATTTTCTTTCGGTATCTGTACTACACCAATCATGTAATTTCTAAATAGCTAACTACAACATGAAGATCATTAGCATTTTCTGCTTGTACTTTTAATTCTTCATCTGTGTTCATTACTAATGGATTACTTAATAATTCTGTAGTTGTTTTAGCACTTATATCTTTTTGCTTGAATAAACTAAATACTGTATTACCTGTATTAAGTAAAGTAACTGTTATCTCACAAGCATTACTTGCATCATCATTAGATACTAATATAGATTTTACAATACTTGTTGTAACTGCAGGTGCTGTATATAAAACAGTATCATTAGTTGATGTTAAATCTACTTTACTGTTTTTGTATGTGTGTGCCATCTTCTACCGTATTTTTCCAAAATTCATCTAGTGCATTGTGTTCGCAATTTATGCAGTCGCAATCTTCAATAACACATTGACCGCTATTTCCGCAGTGACAATTATGTTCACAGTGTTTACATTCTAAGCTAGAAACCATGCTGCTACCTCCTGATTTTCTACGTTATGATATCTGACTAATTGATTCGTAACATCTTCTGAAACAAGTTGGTATTCATATGTTGATAATAATATACCTTCCCATGTATAGGCAGGATAGTTATAAACATATTCTAAATTTTGTTTACTAGCCATTAGAAGTGATGTCCTCCAGCGTGTCCTGGACCACCTACTGGTCCACCTGGTCCTGGTCCACCATTTTGGCCTCCACCATTACCATTACCATCTGGATCTGCATCTGCATCTTGTTCGCCAACAGCTTCGTCTTGCTCTCCCCAAGTTACATTTTTCATTTCTCCAGTTTCTCGGTCTCTGTATGTTACAGCTCGATCAGCTATACCATCTCCATCTGAATCATAACCAACATCTGTACTCGGATCAAAACCACCGGTAGTAGCATCTTGTCCACCAGTAGTAGCATCTTGTCCACTATATTGTTGACCACTGTGTAGACTATATCCTAAAGCTGATGGTTGACTACTAAATGAAACATCAGTATGAGGATTTGCTCTAAAATCAGGATGAGCTATTAATCCTCTTGTAACTTTATCTCTAACTTCTGATCCGTATTGCCTTCCGATACGGTCTAATGTATTTGCAATATTTTGATCGGGCAGCATATCTATAGCCATTCCTATTAATCCAGGTACTGTAGGATCTTCTTGTGTAACTTCACCAGTTATACGATTAATTTTATACCAAGTGTTTCCAAATTTTTCATAACCATACGGAGAATCACCTATTCCGCTATCACGACCACCGCCACCTCCTACTGGAGTGCCAGTTATAGGATTAGTAATTAATCCACCTGTAGGTAATTGATTACCATAATATTCACCAAAAGCACCAGGAGTATAAGTTCCAGTGCCTGTATATTGAGTACCACCGTGTAAACTTTGACCTAAACCTGGCATCATAAATTGGTTAGTTGCTGGATCAAAATAGTTTTGTGCTACTGAACCAGAAAAACCTTGAATAGTTCTTTCTGATGTAGGTGTATATGTAGCGTGAGGATTGGCTTGACGGATCTGACTACCAAGTAAACCAGTTTGTGCTTGTAATTCATCTAAAAATGTAGAGTCGGTTACTGCAAACTCATTCAAAGGTTGATTAAAATTTGGTATTGTGTCACCCACATTTGCTTGAGGATAATACATACCACTACCTGTCATTATTGTTCCTGGTAAGTTATTTTGATCGTAAACAGCCATTATCTATATCCTTCTTTAATTGCTTCTATGTCTATTCCTTGTGCATCTGTCCATGTGGTAGATGCAGGAACTTGTAAATTGAATTTAAAATATCTTGCACTTTTGTGGAATGGTATGGTTCCTGTGGTGTGCATTGCACTCTCAGCAGTTGTTGATGCAGTATCAGCAACTCTGTTTCTAAAACTTAGCGAACCTGTAGCAGATGATGTATCAACAATAGGTCTAACGTGAGTAACCAAAGACCTACTTTGTGGAAATATTTCTGTTTCAGCAGTTCCAATTTCTGCTTTTAAAGTATCACCACCAAATGATCCTAATGTATGGTCAGTGTCAAATACACCAACAGTTCTAAGTCCACCCATAAATAGAGGGCTATCAAGGGAAACAGTAATAGCATCTATATCATCTGTGCCTGATGATGGGTAGTCATCTAATTCTTCTAAAGTGTAACCAGGTGATAGGTAATCTACAATAATTTCATGGTCTATTTCAACCAATGACCAACGCTGACTAGCAATATGATAAATTAATATCTTATCATTTTGTGTGCCTGAGTTTGTTCCTGTAGCAGAGGGGTAAGACCACATCACTAATTTGTTTTCATGGTCGTAAGATGCTCTAACTCTTGACCTTAATGCTGATTTTAAATCATTGTAAAAGAAACGGTCTACTTTGTTTGCACCAATGGGTTTTGCACTAGAACCATCAGTAACATAAAAACCATCTTCAGATAAAAAGTAAACAAGATTACCAACTTGTATTACATTCTTACCCTGTACGGCTCCTCTGTTATCTTCAATACGTCTAAATGAAAATATAACATTACCACCACGATAATCCATACGAGTAATTCTACTCTCTTGGAATATCAATCCATACTGTCCACCAGTAACTCCTGTGATAACTCCACCTTCAGGTAAAGTTTCTGAATCAGATTGGTTAGTACCTGCTGTCCAACTTGTCGCACTATTAACAGCAGACCATTGTACTTTGTTTTGTGCAGTAGGTTGATAGCCTGTTACTACAAAATTACCTACAACAGCAGCGTGTCTGAATACTGGTGGTGAACCACCTAGTGCAGCAAAGTCAGATGATGAATCTAATGTCCATGCTTGTGCAGCATCATCGCCATTAAAAGCAATTACCACTTCACCAAATCTTATGAAATCCCAATGGAAATCTTCTGAGAAACTAAATGTTGTGCCACCGCTTTCATCAACGAAAGCATTGGTTGTAAGTTTATAGAGCTTGGTTGCATCACCAGCAAATATACTAACTACACCACTATCAGATTTAAAAGCCTTTGCTCCTTGACATTTCGCTGTTAAAGCATTACTTGATGTAGCAGTTATATCTTGAAAAGGTCTATAACTGTTAGCAGCAGGAAATACATTTTTAGCTTCTGTTGTGCCAGGATTTACATGATCTGGTAGGTCTGGTAGCCATTCTCCAAAAGGTACTTGCATTAGTTTACGTTGTCAAAATTGTTAATATTAATTCCCGATCTTTGAACAAGCGGTGAACCGTTGTATTTGTCTTTATCATCAGCAATTTCTGCTTGTTGTAATGCAGCCTCATACTGACTTTTAAATTGTGCAACTGTTTGTGGATCCATTCCTCTTAGAAATGTAGATCCAAAATATAAAGCACCAAATAAATAAATATCAGGATAGTTGGTTATAATATGATTGGTTGTTGTAGTTGAATCTATTGCATCAAATGCTTTGTAATAAGTTAATCGTGCTGTGTAAGTTCCATCAGGAACTGGACTAAATCTAAAGCTTGTTCCCTCAATAGAATAACCTCTTGGTTGTCCAGAGGTGTCTGAACCTACAGTTTCTGATTGATGGAACGGTGTCATCAATACTAACGATCTATCAGGATCAGAACTGGTTAAAATAAAACTTCTTACTTTAAGAAAACCAGTAGGCAATGATTCTGTAGCTGAATCAATAGTAAAAGAAGCATCTACTGTTTCCATAGGTCTAATTCTTAATCTACGATTGAAGTCTGCTTCCGTTAAATCTATAAAGTCATCTATTTCAGAAGTAAGATCATCTCTTGCTAAGAAGTTTGCTATAGCAGTTTTTAAGTTTGCATAATTATCTAAAGCCATTATAATTTCTTATCTCCTGTTCTAAAAAACATATACTCGTTACTGTTTACCATTTCTTTAATAAGAGCATTTTGTTGTTCAGCATCAAGTCTGTAAAAGTTTGAGTGACCAAATCTTTCTTTTGTTTTGAGTTTCAATGCAATCACAGGTATTTGTGCTATACGCTGTAGATCGCCTTTTTGTGTATTTGGCACATGATTACGAAGAAATTTATTTTCTTCTAATATAGGGGTGGTGTCCTGTAGACTTCTTACAACAAGTTTCCTTGTACCCCTATCTATGTGTATAGGTTGATTGGAATTATATATGTCCTCCATATTATAGCTCCGTTGTATCTACATCGTAAGCGTCTATTAAGACTCTCCATCCATAAGTTGAACTCATATATACAAGACCAATACCAGTACTTTCTGTAGTCAATGTAAGGTCTGCTGTTAAGGCTTGTATTTTTAAACTGTTTCTTGCAACTGTTAAGTTGTTATTATCAAATGATGCAGTAGAATCTAATATGTGTATCTCATCTCCAACTGCAGGTGAGGCAGGAAGTGTTAATGTCCATGCACCGCCAGATGTATCAGCAAGTATTCTGTCTCCAGCTACTGCTGTATAGTTAGCAGTTTTGGCTGTCCATCTTTTTAATGAACCGTTTAATGCACCAGTTGTAGTAATTGAATCTATATATGCATCTTTAAAGTACAAAGAGGAAGTACCTAAGTCTACATCTGAATCTGTAATTGGTCCAAGTACACCATTAGATAAACTTACTTGTTCATCACCAGCAGCAACAAAAGCAAATGAATCTGATGCGTGTTTGTAATGAATACCACCAGAGTTAGCAGCTCCATTATCTCCAAAGTCAATTAAACCTATGTTATTAGCACTGCCGACAATTTGTATACCTGGTCTGTTATCATCTTCAAATACAGCACATTGGTTACTTGCATATTGTGGACTTGATGCTTCATCATTTACTACATGAAGTCTTAATGCAGGACTATCAAAGTTGATACCTACTTTATCTTCACTACCATCAACAAATAATAAGTTAATTTTAGTATCACCTTCAAATCTTGTGTCTACTGAATCACCATCTTCGTTAAATACAGTTCCTGTAAATAAATCTGTTACCGTTATTTTTTTTGTAGACGTTGCACTTGTATCTACAATAGGCAGCACGTCTGCAGCAGCAGCCGATGTCAATGCTGTCAATTCACTAATTTTACTGTCAGCCATGTTTTATCCTCTTTTTAATTTGTTTCTTTCTTTCTTTGTTTTGTTTGATGTTTTCTTTTATTTGTTCTGAACTTTTTTCTCTCTCTTTTAAGATCTTACAAAGTTCTTCAAAACTTTTAACTGTGGTCATCTACGTTTGCCTTGACCACGATATTTTTTGAAATTCCGTTTCTGATTTTTATTCATTGAGCTTGTTTTGGGGTTGCGACCAATGGAAGTGCCATTAAATATAGCTTCGTGGGAAGAATGGGCTTTCCACTTTTTAACCATTAGTTTGCTATAGGAGTATCAGTTTCATAAGAGACACCAACTCCTTGTGCAAGAATTATATTATCTCCACCTTCTTTTAATAAGTAAGTTAGATCCTCTAGTAACATAGCATCATTAGGCACATCTGTCCTACGGTTGCGGTAACGATCCTGACTTCGTATTGATATAAAGGGCGGTCTCATTATTGACTAAGTTCAGTAACTCTTGCTGTTCCAGTAGTATCACCTACTCTTAGAAACGCAACCTTAGTTGATGGTGTTACTCTAAAATATTCTACAGTAAATGCAGGTACTATAATAGAAGTAGAAGCAGCAGTTGGAGATGCAGCGTTCATTTCTACATAAGCGTCTACAGTTGTAACAATTCTTATTTCATTTGTTTGTGAACCTACTGCGTTACTTGAAGCGGCAGAAGATGCACCTACAGCTACAGTTTGTGTAGTGCCTACTTTAAATGTTGTTGGAGATTTATTCATGTGTTTTCCTTATTTAGAATGATTCTAAAGTAAGGGAGCCGAAGCTCCCTCACTATTTATTATTATTGGTTAATATCTAAAATGATACCGTGTGCGGCTTCATTTCGTACTTCCAACGTGTACTCACATAAGAGTTGTTTTTTGTCAGAGTCACCAGTTTTTGATAGATCCTGAATCATAAAATCTCTTAAATAAGCAGTGGCTAACATATCACGCTGTATGATGAATACATCTTTAGCGTCAGTAGTAGCCATTACTCTGTTTGGTACAATTTTAAGATCACCAAAATCTGAGCTATAGACATCTATAGCAGCAAATTCAGTTTTCTTGTCTGCTGGACCAAAACGAGTTGTATTAGCATTGAAACCAGAAATAGTTTGTTTCACTGATGGTGGACATACTAACATATCCATGTCTCCACCTGATGAGTAAACTTCTTTGATAACTGTTTTCAAAATTGCTTCTGTTAGATCTCTGTCTGTACCTGAACCAGGTAAGTCAGTACCAGAACCAGTAGAAAGTGTACCACTTGTTCCTGCATCACCGTTAGTTTTTAGCCAAGTAGGAATAGATCCTAACTCTCTAGCGGCAGTTGCAGAACCTACAGCTTGAACATTAGGCTCGATTAGATCGAACTCCATGTCTTTCTTTAGTTCTTTAGATTTTTTAGCAATTTGATAAGCCATTTCATCGGCTCTACCTGCTGCGTCTACAGCGGCTTGTGTGCCAGAAACAGCGATAACTTTGTCAGAAATCTGACAATAGTTAAATGCTCTAGTTGTTGCAGTCATAGCATCAACAGTTGCTTCATCACCTTCAATAACTGCGTTAGTTGCAGGTGTAGCTAAACTGTCAAGTTGCCATTCGTGCTTTGTTGATTTTGCGGTTGTACGAGGTATTGCACTCAATATTGGGGTATCTTCTGGAGAAACATTATAGATTACATCTACTAAATCCTCTCGAATACCAGTGGTGTCATACGTATCATACAAGTTAGTTGGTTGTGCCATTACAGCCTCCTTCTTGTTATACTAAACTACGAAAAAGTTTAGCTGCATCTGCAACCTTGCCTGTTTTACGTAGTTTTGAGAGTTGTTGACGTCTTTCTTCCGCTTGCTGTTGACCTTTGGATTTTGATACACCGCCTCTTACAACTTTAGGAGCATTGATCGCTTTCTTTTTTATTTCTGGTTTAGCTTTTTGAAGATTACGATAATTCATCGCATCTTTTACAAGTAAAACATATCTGTGATCGTAAACAGAATCAATTTCTTGGTTATTAAAGCCCACTGATGAAAGATAATCCCTCATTTGTTTTTTAAACTGGGATCCCTTTTCAGGATGATTCATCTCTGGTACTTTAACAGCCAAATGTTTCTGTTGCTCGTCTAAGTATTTAGTAAACTCTTGAGTTTGTAACTCTTGAGTTTGTCTATGCACTTGCTGTAGCTGTTCGTTTTTCTTTCGCATTTTATGCTCTAGTCTGGCAGCTTCGGCTGGATCTTCTTCGTAAAGTTTTTCAAAGTCAATCTGTGCGTACTCTTGTTGTAGTTGAGACTGTGCGGCTTGATTTAAATTGTTAAGTTTAGCAAGTTTCGCTTCAACGTCTTTTTTTGATCGTTCAACAAAGTCACTTGATTGTGCTTTTTCAGCAGCAAGTTCCTGTGTTTTACGAGTGTAATCTGCATTTCGTTGATACCCTTGAATTAACTCATCTTGGGTCACCTCGTAGTCTGTACCATCAATGGTTACAGTGTAAATAGGCTCCTCAGAGTTTTCTTGTATATCAGTCGACTCAGATAATTCTTGCCCCTCTTCGTAAGATGATTCTTCGATTGGAGCATCGGTTATTTGTGAAGATTCTTCAATCGGTGTTTCCACTTCTTGAGTTTCTTCTGGTGTAGATTCAGCTTGTGCTTCTTCTACGGGTGCATCGGCAGACTTATCTCCAGTCATAAGACCTTTGATTAGGTTTCCTGCTTCGATAACATTAGTTGATTGGCTTTCAGCCATAACAACCTCCTTGTTAAATGTTACACTCCCTAATGGGTTGGTGTATTCGATTTAAGTCGAATTTTTTTTAAGCTGTTGGATTTGTTGTGCAGCGAGTTTGCCTGTGTCCATTACGGTGCGTAAGTGGTTTTCCACTTTGTCAGTAATGTGATAGGCTTGCCATAAGACTTTTCTTACTGCATCTTCATCATGTTTGGTTTGTAATAAGGCTTCTTTATACTCAGTTTTGAGCATTTCAAACGCTTCTTTGAACAATGGTTCATCAAGAAGTAGTTTGGCTTTTTCGCCTCTTGATACTTCTTTACTTAATTTTGTTTGATCCATTAGTTACATTTTGCATGATTTGTTGTGCTTGGTCAAGTTGTCGGTCAACACTTTTTTGTGCCTGTTCCTTCATCTTGCCTTGCTGAACTAAATCTTCTTTTGCAAGTGTTGCATCTCTCCTTATTTCAGCTTCGTTAATTTTTGTGTTGTATTGTAGCTCAAGTTCTTTAATTCTAGTTTCAAACTTCAGTATCATTTCTTGATAGCCTTTTTCTAATTCTTTTATTCTGATTTCACTATCTATTTGTTTTCTGTAGTTCTCACCTTGAACCTGTAATTGAGATACTTTCTCAAATTCTGTTGGTTGTGGTGGTTGTGGTGGAGGCATTTGTTGCATACCTACATCTGGATCTGTAAAGAATAGCCCAGTATTTTTCAATCCAGCGTTTTCTACAATTTTTGAAAGTGTGTTGTAGATGTTACGCAAATTAACCATCGGACCAGCAGGAGTGCCTTGTAACTCCAATGCTTTTAATTGAGTTTGTAAAATATTGTTTAAGATTGCAAGTTGTTGATCTCTTGATCCTGTACCTAAACCTACATTAATTGAAATGTTGCAACGATTACGCCACTCCATCGGTCTAAATGGTACGAATGTATTTCTAATTTTTATAATACGTTCTTTGTCTTGATGTTTAACCACCAATTCAAATATCTTTGTAAACATATCTTTAACGCCTGTTTCGGCAAAGATACGTGCAATCAACTCGACTCTCATTTGAGCTTGGGATAATATTACATTAACACCAGTGGCTGTTTTATTAAGAGAGTCAGCATCCATTCCTTGAGAGTATCTTGTTATTCCTGTACGTTGTTCTCTTACTGTGTCAAGATATTCAAGTAATGGAAATGCTTGTTGATTAATAGTTTGTGTTTGCATCGGCATCATCACTTGACCTGGCGAACCTTTAGTTCTTACCACGCCACCTGGTCGGTTAGTGAGTAGATCATCAAGATTAACTTGACCATCCATAATTGCCACTCGGTTATTGTTAGTGAGATACATATTGTCAAGTATCTGACGCATAACAGTTGATTTGATTAACTGTAAATCCTCAGTCATTTCAGAAACTGATCTACCGAAGAATCTGTGTGGAACCATAATTGGTGTTATGGAAATAAATGGTATGCTATCGCATAATTCGTTATCAAGGATTTCATAACCACCTTTACCTGCCATTGTAACTTTTCTTAATTTAGCAATACCATCGCCTTCCACGTCTATACGTGAATAACATTCAAAAATAGTAATTTCATCTGTTGATGCTTCGCCAGAGTTGCTATCAAAGTCATAGTTTAAATTACGATGACGAGCTAATTTTTCTTCATTGTATTTATCGGCAACATCACTTGGTAGTTTATTAACAATATCTTCATCAAAGCCTGCTTCAATTAATTCTGTGCGTGTTGCGGTAGTGCGGTGTGCAATGAAATTTGCATCTTGTAAACTTTTTGCTCTGCGTTCAATTAAAAATTCTTCAGGTGGTATCGTTTCTATTTTAACTTTACCATAAGTTTCGATACGTACAATAACACAGTCGTGTAACATTGGTGTTGGTGCATCTTCTATTTGTTGCATCAACATAGGATCATCTGTCTGTTCCATCATTTTTTGTTTGGCAGTGATGGCATCTTGGTCTGCGTATTCTGAATGTTCTTTTACCTCTACACCATCCTCATCAATAAGCATGATGTATTCATCTTCACTTAACTTTTCGTAAGTTTCTTGTTCTCGTTTTTCAGATGTGTTCCAGTATATTTTTGCTATACCGTTTTTTTGTATTAACGCATCTTTGAATAGTGTGTAAAGAGCAACAAACCCATCGTTGTCTTTATTAAAAACATAGTTTAAATAATCACTAGCTTGTTTTGCAACCTCTTCATCTTCTGCGGTTACAGGATCACATCTAACTACATCATCACTAGCTGCAAATGTTCTAAGTAGTGTGGGTAGGATTGATTCAATTACATCACTTACATCTGTTGAAACAACTTGTGAACGACCTTCTTGCTCGTTACCAAATGGTTCACCAAAATAATATTCTAAAGATTTTTGTCTTTGGGTTGTTACATCTGAACCTATGTACCCTAATGATGAACTAATTTCAGATTGTAGTATCGAAGCAATTTCTGAATCTACTAATGCTTTGCCTTTTGCCATATTAAACTATATACCTTGTATCTACGTTAATTTCTGTTTTCCACTGACTTTTTGTGTCAGGATCTATTGCACAACCATAGCGAAACGCATCTGCTCCATGCGAACTCCAATCGTGCAAAGGTTTGTTTTTAAATGTCTGCATCTTATCATCATACTCTTTACGGTATTGTCGCAAACATTCAATACCAAGTTTACACCGATTACGGTCAAACCAACATCTATCAAGTGTGTTTCTAACAGACTCAATACCGTGTTGTATTTCTAATTTAGGACAAACATCAAAGTTAATCCCAAGTTCCCTTGCAACTTCTAACCTTGACTTCCCTGTACCTAATTCTCGTGCCACTATATCGTGTGGTGCAATGTGCCTACCGTAGTTATATGCTTTGTCTTGAAGAACATCTGCATAATGTGCAAGTGATTCTCCTGACGTTTCGTAATAATCTATAAGATGAATTTCGTTTCCTATTCTGTGTGCAAACCATATCGCAGTTGAATCACCTATGCCTAAATCCCACCAGGTTTCTACATCAATATTTTTATCGTAATCAACTTCTGTTAGTCGATTTTCTTTTTCTGCTTTTTGTATCTGCTTACCATAATAAGCACCAGACACTGCAGCTTGGAAGCTACATTCAAACTCTTGTTCGTACTGATCTTCGGGCATTGTCATCCGAGCTTCTTCAAGCTCATCAGCGTCTATTACATCTGTTTCTGAAGCCCTATAAAGCACTGCTTTCCAGTCACCACCTCTGCGTTTTGCAAGGTCGTAAACATCCCAGAACTGATTATGACCCATTGGCGTACCAATAAAAATCACATAGCCCAATTTGTCACTGATCGCAGGTCTAACTATCTCTGTCCAAGTACGAGGTGACATTAAGGCAAATTCATCAAGACAAACACCATCAAATCCTAACCCCCTTAAAGAGTCTGGATTGTCAGAGCCAAATATTTGTATGCGTGAACCATTCCATAAGTCAATTTTTAATTCGGTTTCGTGTCTACCCCCACCTAATTTCATTAAAGGTTGGGTGTATTCTTTTAAATAGTCAAAAGCTACGTTCTTACCTTGTCGGTAAGTGGGTGCAATGTATGCCAATCTCATATTTGGCTTACTAAGTGCTGTTTTTATAAGGTGGTTTATTGCAAAAACTGTTTTACCAAACCTACGATGACAACATATAACATTAAAGCGTTTTAATTTAGTATGAAGTTCTTTTTGTAAGGGTCGTGGTTTGTAAGGTATTTCAATCTTCAAACTATTCCTTCCATTTAACTTCTATTTCGACTGGCTCGTCTTTGTCTCCTTGTAGTTTTTGGTCTATTGAAGATAGTCTAGGGTGTACAAAAGGTGCAGCTTTCTCGGCAGCCCACATCTTTTTTTCAGGGGAAGTTTTTTTGTCGTTCAGGATGTTCAACATATATTGTAGGGGTGTTTTAGCACCCTTACGCAACATTTTTTCTAATCTTTCGTGCTTAGTGCCTGCGGTGACTCCTCTTGGTCTACCTGCTCCTGGTCTTTTGCCTCCTCGTTGTGCCATTATACTAAGGCTACAATGATCCCGATGACAATAACAACAGCCACACCAGCTTTAATGTAGTCTTTTGTTTCCCATAATTGGTAATTCTTTACCCAATCCATTAATTCATTTAGTTTTTCCATAAATTCTCCTTAATATGGTTTTCTTCTTTTTTTCATTAAATTCTCCTTATTCTTTAGGGAACATATTAAGGTTCCCTGCTACTGTTCTGCGTTCCCCCTCACCCTCGAAAGGATAAACGGTGTGTTGACACCACGATGGAAACATCAATAATTTACCCACTTCAGGCTTATAAGTACGAGAAAATGGTGGTCTAAGCTCTTCTAAACCCCTTATTCCCGTCTGACCGAAGTGAAATTGTAAAAACCCGTCACATAATCCGCTACTATTGACTAAATTAAAGGAATTATACTCCTTTTTATCCCTAATCTGTTTGGGTATCTTAGTCCACGTGGTGAAACTTATCCCCATAATGGTATCTACCCCGTGATCGTGGACAGGATTGTAGTCTCTTTCGTAGGAATGTACTGACCAAAGGCTGTGTACTCCTGGTTGACGTTCCATAGGTGAAGCTCCGATAGTACGAGTAAACTGTTTTAGGTACTCCTGTGACATTTGTGCCACAATCTTCATAAATGGTACGACCAATTTATCCTTTGGATCCATTTTAAGCTGCTCACCGTGAGATATTTGCCCTACGAGCTTATCTGCGAAAGATTCAGCGTTCTTGTTGTGTTTGGCATCTAGGTATCTGTTTAAGTCTTTTACCGCCTGTATGGGTAATTGTGACTCAAGAAACAGTACTGCAGGTGCTACACTAAATTTTAATGTTAATTCCATTATACTTCGTTACCCCAACTATCCCAGCCAGGTGTTTTCTGTCTAGCAAATAACTCTATGCGAGGTAAATCACCACACAATTCAACAATTCGATCTCTTACACAGTCAGGTTTACGAGAATGTTCCCTAATACGATCATCAACAATCTGATGAACGCTTTTAGATACTCTCTTGGGTTTGCCTTTAGTTGCTAATAGGCATATTTCATTATTTGCCCTAGTCCAATATCCTAAACCCCAGAACCATGTATTTGACTTTTTGTTCTTTTTAACCCAACTGAAAGCACAAGTCTTATACTTAAAACCCCATTGGTTTATGGTTTTTAAACCTTCTTCAAGCATTGGGTAAGTAACCCATAAAAACAATACACACTCAGTTTTAGAAATATTTTTCACGGGTAGACTATAAATATCTTTAACCGTCATGCAAACATAGTGATTTTCAGCAGACTTTTCTTTGCCTTTACCAGACCACGTTTTAAAAGTCCACGCTGGATCTGCGTAAATTATGTTGTAGCGTTTATTTGGGAGCTTCATTAATGCTTATAAGCTGATTTGTATAGGTTTGTAAATAACCCCTTATTTTGATTGTCTGATTGGATGAGTTATAACATTAACATAACCCCCCGATGCCCGGATGATGGTGTACCCTTCATCAAAACCCGTCATCTGATTATGTTGCCATTATATCACAGCATCATCAACCATTAATTAATGGCTAATTAGAGCCATTCTTTATTCGTATAATCTATAT